TTCCTAACAGCAGACCAGAGAAAGCAAATGCAAGGTGCAGTTCTGCAACTGAAGAAATCAAGCAACCCTGCAGTCCAATATGATTGCTTCTTGATGATTCCAAAGCAGCAACCACAGAGCACAGAAGAAGAGATCTCATTCATGCAGGTTGAGATGTTCAAACAGGGACAAACCCTCAGAGCACTTGAGAGCTCAGTCTCTAAGATGTGCCAGGATATTCAAGCAATGTGCAGGAGAGAACTGGACAGAGACATCAAAGCAACCACCAAAGGAGAGCAACCAAATGTATGAGAAAAGACAGAAAGTGAAACTAACAGGACTCTGGGTATCTGATGATGGCAGAAGATTGTCAGGGAAGCTGAGAGAGCCTGCAACCCTTCCAGCAGGAACAAGAATCACAGTCTGGAAGAATGAACCTGACTCAAGCATACCTTACAATGTGGTTGCAGAGATACCAGAAGATGCAGCACCTGCAAAGAGTGCTACACCATCACAGGATGATGATGTGCCATTCTTTTGATAGACCATCACCAGTTCTGAGAGGCTGCAGTGTTTACAAACTTTGAAATACGTTCAGAAATCATTGCTATGCTGCAGTCTCTCACCCTTTCCAAGAGTCCAAAGACATGAACCTGAACATTGATTATACACCACTTCCTGGACAGTACTCATTCCATACAGACCCTAGCAGAATCAAGTTGTATTCTGGTGGTGTTGGTTCAGGTAAGACTCTTGCAGGGTCAATCGAGTCTTTGGCTCTGGCTCTGGAATGTGGTGGTGATGGTCTAATCTGTGCACCTACCTGGAGCATATTGAAAAGGGTAACACTGAGAGCATTTCTTGAAATACTACCCAGACAATTCATCAGAGAGGAACACAAGCAGGAAAGAAGAATCACCCTGATGAATGGAAGCAACATATGGTATGGTTCAACAGACCAGCCTTATACATTAGAGGGAGTCAACCTTGCATGGTTCTGGTGCGATGAGGCACGATATACAAGCAAAGAATCTTTCGAGATTCTTCTTGCTAGGTTGAGATGTCCAAGAGCATCCAAGCATTCAGGCATTCTGACCTCAACCCCTTCCATGGGCTATTTGTATGACGAGTTTGGGAGCAGACTGAATGAGAAGAGAGGCTTGACGATTGCAAGCACATCAGAAAACCATCACCTTCCACAGTCATTCATTGATGACCTGAAAGAAAGCTATTCAGAATCTCTGTATGCTTCATATGTTGATGGTCAATTTGTCCAGTTGACTGGTGGAGTCTTTCCAAACTTTGACAGCAATCTCCATGTTTGCAACCTGATTCACAATCCACAGGTGGCAGTTGATGTTGCAATTGACTTTGGTTACAGAAGACCTGCAGCAATCTTCTTCCAGTACTTTCCCTACTGCCATGAGCATCAAACAGAGCATTGCATTCATTGCCTGGATGAGCTCACGCCAGACAACACACCAACCAGCAAACTGTCCAAGATGTGCAAGGCTCATATGATGAGACACCACTGGATAAGAGGGACTGCCTATGTAGATCCAGCAGGGGCTGCAAAATCTCCTGTGGTAGGATGGAGTGATATTGATGTATTGGAGTCAGACCTATGGAAAGTGGAGTTTACATATTCACAAACCCTCAGACATATTCCACACGGTATTGAGATGGTCAGAAAGAAACTGAAAAATATGGCTGGAAGGACCAGCCTATACTTTCACAAGAGGCTACTAGGAAACAAAAGAGGCATAATCAGAGCAATTCAACTGACAGAGTATCCAGAGAGAAGGGGAGAGCTATCAGAGAAACCAAACAAGGATGGAATCTATGACCACAGTCTGGATGCTTTGAGATATGCAGTTGTGAACCTGGAACCTGGAACAGGTGCAAAGGTGCTTTGATGAAGAGCCTGGAGCAAATCATAGCAATGGATAATATAGACTTGAATCGAGTATGTAGGCTTGAAGTAAAGATAACCAGAGCCAGAGACAAGAATACACGGTATAGAGGAGTGTGTTGTATATGGTGGGGTGTTGACTGTGTTGCAGAGATATGGACGAAGAAGACCTGGAGCACAAAGAACAAAGCAACCAGACAAGCAAAGATGGTCTTTCAAGTGTTAAGACATGCAGACTGGCCCATGGAAATCATTGATGATATTGAAGACTGCAGAAGATTATTAGATGCAAAGGGGTTTGAATAATGGCACATTTTAGCAGCAAATCAAAAGAGATTCTTTCAACCTGTGACACCAGACTGCAGGACATCTGCAACACTCTCATAGAGTGGTTTGACTTCTCTGTGATTAGTGGTCACAGAGGAGAAGAAGAACAGAACAAAATATTTGCAGATGGATATTCACAAGTGAAATATCCAGACAGCAAACACAATGCAAAACCATCTCTTGCAGTTGACCTGACACCCTATCCAGTAGACTGGGAAGATAGAGAAGCATTTACCTATCTAGCAGGATGGTTCATGGGTGTTGCTAGGATGAAAGGCTACAAGGTAAGATGGGGTGGAGATTGGAATGGGACAGATGGAAACAGGGGTGGAGATTCTTTGAAGGACAACTCATTTGATGACCTGGGTCACTTCGAGTTGATGGATTGATGAGCAAGCTGGAAGACCAACTTGAACAGCAGATACTTGATGCAGGGATTGAACCACCAACCAGAGAGCACAGGTTTCACCCTGTTAGAAGATGGAGACTAGACTTTTGTTGGGAAGATCTAAAGCTTGGAATCGAAGTTCAGGGTGGTGAATGGATACAAGGCAGACATTCAAGAGGGTCTGGAATGTTGAGGGATTGTGAGAAATTCAATGCTGCTGTATTGTTAGGCTGGAAGCTCCTGTTTTTTGGTGGAACACAGGTCAGAAATGGATATGCTCTTGATACAATCCAGACAATGATGAAGACTCTTGTTGATGAAAACAATCAATTCAAATTGATATAGAAGGTAAAGCAATGGCAATGATAACACTGCAGCAGATGAAAAAGAAATGGGATGATAGCGGCGAGACAGAAAGAAGAATCAGGGTCTCTGAGTTATTGACAATCTATGATTCAGACTGGAAGAATATTTTGGATAGAGAGCTCAGTGCTCTGTTCATGCCACAGAACTATGACAAGCTGAAACTGAGATCTGACACCAGTCTTAATCTACTCAGATGGGCAACAGATACCATTGCAGCTATCTATTCCAAACCAGTACAAAGAGAGCTCGATGGGAATCCTGAACCCTGGAACAGATTCAAAGATTTGGATCTGGCAATGGATGCAGCTAGCAAGCTGCTATTCCTATGCAAAGAACTGTTTATCAGACCTCTGGTCTATGCTGATGGCTCTGTTCTTCTGGATGTCCTGACACCAGATAAGGTTATGGTGATTCCATCTAAAACAGATCCATGGAGCATGGATGCGATTGCATACAGTGTTGAGAATGGAGACAGGTTTATCATATGGACTGCAGACAATCATTTCATATTAGATGACACCTGGAGCATTATCAACCAACCAGACAACCCTGAAAACTTGAATCCATATGGTGTTGTTCCATGGCTTGGACTACATCAGAGTTACCCCATTGAAGGGTCTTTCTTCAATGAGCTGAAATCAGAAGGACTGAATCAAGCAACCATCTCTGCAGCAATTGCAATGACAGAGCATGCACATTTAACGCAATTGCAGTCATTCAAGCAACTTGCATTTCTGGGAATGGGTTCTGATGAATCTGCACTTAGAGCAATGGTTGACCCTTCCAGCGCTATCAGCATTTCAAACCCCAATGCAAGAATACAGGTGCTTGACATGCAAGCATCTTTGGACAAACACCTGCAGACAATCCTGGATTCTGCTGCAAGCACATTGAACCTATATGGCATAAGACCTGACATGGTGAAGGGAACAATGACTGCTCCTAGTGGTTATGCTCTTTCCATCATGATGCATGACCTTTCAAGACAATGGGAGGCACAAAGACAGATCTGGAGAGTCTATGAAACTGCACTGTATGACCTGACAAACAGAGTATTGCAGGTTGATATAGGGGAGAGTATGCCAGAGGGAGAAATCAGAGTCATCTGGGGAGACATACAACCAGCAGCAAATCCACAAGAAGAAGCAAACTATTATCAGACCCTTGTCACTAATCAATTGATAAGCAAGAAGACAGCAATGATGAGATTATTGGGATTGAATGAAGATGAAGTTGCAGAAGAGTTTGCAGAAATGAAACTGGAGCAAAGACAATTCTCTGTCTTGAATATTCCAGCAATGCCAGATTCAGCAGATCTTGAATTGCTTTCTGATGAAGTAAGTGCAGAAGAGATTGACATAGAACAAGAGGTTGAAGAATGAGTATTTCAGAGACTCCAGACTTGTTTGGTGGTGATGTCTTCACTTCACTTGACCAGCCTGATGCAATCACAGCACTGAATGTCAATCAAGAAGAAACATTCAGAAAGATGACAGACACATACCAGAGCAGTCTGAAGAATGTTGTGCCTGCTTTGATGGACTTTGTGAAAGTCAATTATAGTGATAAGGACAAGCTATTTTCACCAGGTGCTGCAGTCTCTGTTCAGATGGTAACAGACCTGCTGGCAAGAGCAGGTCTAGGTCAATGGTTCCAGATTGACCCATATCTATTAGGTGCAGCACAGACAAGCATTGATGCACTCAAAGACATCTATCCTGAAATGATGTTTACACCTGACAACCTATCATTGCAGCAATCAATCCAGCAAACAAAGTCAGTCACAGATCTGGAGTTTGGAAGGGTTTCTTCTGCAATGACAAGAGCAGTTATGAATGAACTGCTATCCATGCAATTGATACCAAGACCATTGAAAGCAGTTTCAACAGTATTTGCAGAGCAACAGCATATCAGCAAGAATCATGCAAGCACAGTTCTGAATACTGCAATGGCAATGCAGCAAAGAACAACATCTATTGCAGGTGGTAAAGCACTCAACAAAGCATTCCCAGAAAAGGAAAGATGGTTCTTTTACGGTGGGCCGACGGGTCAAGTCGGAAGCAAAAGGGCAAAGGGTGTTGGAGTCATCAGACCATTCTGCAGTCATCTGGTCAACTCTGCAATCAGACAGAAGGACATGGGGAAACTGAACAATAACAACAAAGGAGCTCAGGACTTCTCTTTGTATGGTGGTGGATACAACTGCAGACATTCATTAACACCAGTCACAGAGACCTGGGTGAAAGTCACAAAGACTCCGAGGGTTGACAGCAAAACAATTGACAGAGCCAACAGAGCAGCAAAAGGGGGTTGAAATGATTTTCAGTATGGAAACAGGAGAGTTGAACCTTCCAGATGTGGATGGAGATCTAGCGTTCAAGGTTGTCACAGAAGCAGCTACAAGCCAGGTTGCAAATATGCAATTGAGAGTTTCAAGAGGGATGGGAATCAAAGATTCACCCATGAAACCATACTCAAAAGCATATGCAGAATTGAGAGCAGAAAACAATAAGAACACAAACAAAAGAGATCTTGTGTGGACTGGTCAGATGATGAGATCCATCTCCATGCAGCAGGCAGAGATACAGGTGCTTGCAGAGGGATTTGGAGCAGTTGCAACCATTGCACCAGGTGGAGCAATGAACAGAAACAAAGTTGCATGGAATAATGTGATCAGTCCATTTTATGGAATGTCACCACAGGACTTGAAGATCTTGGACGCAATTGCAGAAGAAACCATTGAAGAACATTTAAGGGAGCTAGAACAATGAGCAAACCAGCAAATCCAGAAGAAGCAAAGCAGAAAATAATAGACC